AGATTTCTTTCTTTTCATGCCTGCGCTAGTGCATGCAGACATTGTGGGGCGGCATGCTGGGTAGCCTGTCTTTCTACTCTTGCCTGTATTCTTTCTACCGCAAGGCACAAACTTGCCTGCGGCTTTAGAAGCTTTACAGTCTACCCAGCCCTTGCCTGAGTTTCTGCTAAACCACTTACGTAAGTTTTCGCTACCGCTCATTTCTTTTTCTTTTTGTTGCCCCAGTTCTTAGCACCGACCTTACGGCACTTAGAAAGAGCGCCAGATGCATATGCTGAAGGCCAGACTCTGTATCTAGACTTGACCTTGTGATAGCACGCATCTCGCTTAGCCCCACCCTTTTTGTATTCTAGGGTTGGGTAGTTCATCTCTTAGATCTCTTACGACGGTCCTTCATACCGCCCTTGCCGAACAGTGAGCCAACTGCTGGTCCTGAAGGTCCTTGGCCTCTAGCAGCTTTCTTTTTGGCCTTAGCCTCTTTCCTTGCTGCTCTCTTGGTAACCTTAGCGCTGTCCTTTTCAAGACCCTTGAGCAAGTCTGAGGTAGTCTTCTCCACCAAGAATGGTGACTTTGGCTTAGTAACCTTCTTCTTTTCCTTAACGTTAGGAGATGTCATGTCACCCTCCTTGTACTTCATCATTCCATTCTTCCCCTTCTTGATGACACCGCGGCCCTTCAAGATATCAGCTTGTGTTACCTTGCCGTCACCAGTCAAATCAGGAAACTTCTTGCCTTTGCTTTTAAAGTCACCAGCCTTCTTCTTCATCATGCCTTTCTTGGCAGCAGCAGGAGGTCCAGCAGATGGGCCACCACCCATTACGCCTGCGACTTTGTTTGCCATTCCAAGTCCCTTACCAATCTTCTGCATTGTGGGATTGTCAGACTTCTGCATAGCTCCTGCAGCAAGTCCTGCTACTGGGCCAGCAAGTGCTCCAAGCATTGCTTTCTTTCTAGGCTTCTTCTTAGGGTCTACTCCGGGCTTCACCGCTCCGAACTTCAGTCTCTTAGGACCTTTAGACATGTAGGATGCTTTTCCTTTTTTCATTGTTTTAGTTTTTAGGATATGATTCCCAGAACATCTCTGTTTATAAGAGCCACTATTTCATTGACCTTATCTATAATCTCCTGCTGAGTTGCAGAGGAATCAAGTTCTGTTATTGCTTGTTGAGGTGATGCCATTACACTACGAGTGATACAGTTGATTGAAAGGTGAGGTACACTATCGCAGAGATAGTAGCATCGTCAAGTCCTACTGTGAATAGAACATAGTCTCCCTCACTGAGTGATGATGTGGTGGTGACGTCATGTGCTAGCCACCCACCTGTTGTATTGTTGGATGTAAACTCTTTGTCTGCTCTCAGCGTCCAAGACGTGGACCCAACTGTAGACCCGAATGAAGACACGCTCCATATCTGAGCTCTGTAGTTTTGAGAGTATCCTGTTGAGTTTACAGGCTTGTGGTTAAAGTCCCACCTGACCTTACCATCCGCAGGCACTCTGAAGGACAAGCCCCCATAAGTATTGGATATGCTCTGAGTGGTGGTATCTACTGTACCCGTATCAACGGTGTCCCAGACCTCAGTATTCCACAAGTAGTAGCTAGTACCAAATGAGCTGTTACCGCAGATTATTGTCCTGTTGCCATCGTCTGCATCAAACTGAAATCTACCAGCTAGCGTACAGATGTTTGTTGTATTGATGGAGTCAACCTGCTCAGGGACACCGCTAGAATCCCCAACCCAGATCTTGCCTTGTGCTAGATTGGGGAGGTCATTGGATCTACCAATAGCCATAACTACAATCTCCCCGTTGTTGGCATTGCTTCTACCGACCTTACCTACGTTCTGTATTAGGTTTGTACCAGTAGGCTTTGTTGCAGTAAGACCACCTGTTGCAGCAACATAGAGTACATCTCCTTCAGAGAAGCTGCTTGTGTCAACATCATCAAGACTACCTATAGCAGTGGCTTGACCGTTACCGTTTGTTGAGTAGTCATCGAATGCCAACCCAATAGATGGCATCTTGGCAGAATCAGCAGCATCTGCTTTTGCTACGGTGATTCTATTCTGACCATTGTTGTAACCAGTGATGTACAGTGGATCACCCTTAGTGACAGCCTCATCAAATCTGACCTCGAGGGTTACTCTATCTGCATAGTCCCACTCTGCATCATAGTCAGTCCCGCTTACCTTCCTAAGGACTTGAAACTGAGATCCTCCAGCAGGTAGGCCTGTAGCAGCATCCTCAGTAACTTGGAAGGTTATTGAGTTTATTGAGGTTACAAGAGGAGATTCAAAGGAAGGTTCTTGTTTTGGGACTCTACCATCCTTCTGCCTAGTACCCCCAGCTAGAGATACATTTGAGTACAGCAGTGTCCCTGCACCATCTCTAGCTTGTGCTGATATTGCTATGCAGGCTTCTTTCTCATTCCCCGCAGTAACTGCAAGCTCTACTTTTGCTGTAGTCTCTGTCCCATCTTGGTAAGTTCTAAACGTAAGCAGCACTGCACCACTTGACGCATAGGTAACTGTTTTCAGTTCCTCTGTGTCAAATGATGCAAAATCAGATGCTGTTCTTATGAATATGAACTTAGACATAGAATTAGTCCGTGTATATGACTATGTATTCCAACACAGTGTCAGCCACATCGGCCTTGACCATGATGTCTGACTCAGCAGAGTATGGGAGAATGATTGACTGTCCACCAGCAAGGTATCCAAGTGTTGCATCGGCAGTACCATCTTCATCCCCATCAAGCTTGATTGCAACAGCCTCTGTGAACGTGATGGATGATGGATCGGTTGACAGGTTCTTAATGAACACATATGCCAGTTGGTTCTCACCAGTTGCATCGAAGTCACTAGCATCGACAAGTACTTCGTCTGAAGTACCAATCTTGACTCTAGCCAAACCTGTTGACAAGTCCAGTCCTGCTGTGCCGTCTGTGGTGAGTGAGAATGACGCACCAAGAGCTACATTTGACGTAGTAATGTCGCTGTTAAGTGCAAGTTTTATAGTTGAAGTTGCCATGATTATGAGTCTATTTGTTTACGAGCTAATATCAGCTTTATCTCAGCGATGTCTGAAGCAAGCTGCTTCAGAGTAGCATGAACTTCATCGTTCTGTCTCTCTAGGGCTATAATCCTAGACTTGTTCTTGCTTATCTCCTGAGTGAGCTTTACGTAGGTACCTACGAGACCACCAGCCAGTATGATAATTTGATATAGATTAAGGGTATCTAGTTCCATTATTTCCAATTACTGCACGATCCGCATCTCCAGACACGAAGTGACTTGTTTATTCTTGAGTTAGGGTCTCTTGCTGTTTTGGCGCTGGTTAGTCTTCTCTTCATGCCACACATCCGCTTGCAGAAAGAGTTGCGCCTCTTACCGCCTTTGGGTTGTGGTGGCTTTATATTTTTGCCCTGGGCACGCAGTGATGCTCTACCCTTGGCATTAAGTCCTCCCTTAGGATTCTTACCTTCTTTTCTTGTCCAAGCTCCTGATGCCATAATTCTTTCTATTAGGGTATATCTGGGATTACAACTATGTCCTCCTCATACCAATCTCCATCAACATCAGTTACTAGAGCACGCATCTGAGCATAGGTGTATGTGGTTTTTCCGATCAGTGCTGCCGGGGTACTACCTCTCCAACTTAGTATGCAGTTTGTACCATCAGTAGATCTCCTAACATCTTCCACAGACGTCTGGCAAGTAACGGCTACAAGCTGTTTAGTCAGCTCTGATGTAGGTATTATAGTGTAAGTCTTCATGAGTTGTATGGCAATGTCTCACTGACTGCTGACAAGTATGTTGGGTCATTAATCTCCGTTCCATCAGCGTAATTTTCAGCTGAGTCTTCTGTGTTGTTCTCAAATCTGTACCACCACATCAGCTTACCTAGTCCTACATCACCCCACGTAGTTAGGTCTATTAGATTGTTGTACATGTAAAGTACATTGGCTGCGGAAATCTCTGTCTTGAATAGCGACATTTCGTCTATATCCACTGGATCATAGTTTGCCGATCCTAGCAACTTGCCAAGGAACATACTTCCAGTTTCAATCACGTCACCGCTGTCATTATAGTTGAGGCTGAGTGCTAGAGCTCGTCCGTCTAGGTACAGTGACGTAGACCAGTTTGTAGACCTTGTAGACGTTACGGTAAACATGTGCCACGTATCATCAGAAATAGTGATAGGTGCGGAAGTAAGTATTACAGGACCTCCATTGGCAGCGTAGAAGTTTATAGATGTACCGCTACCACTAACAAATACTCTAGTGTAGTTAGTAGTTGTGCCCATGTTCCATATCTCAGTGTTAGCGTTGGCATCTATATCAGCGATTCTAAACCAGATATTGAATGTGAACTGGTTATCAGCGTTGACGTCAGCAAATGCTGTTGCTGCGGCGGGTGATCCAATAAAACGAACAGTCTGATCTACACCATCTAGAGATATAGCGAACTTATTCTCTACAGATGACCCACTACCAGAAGTACCACCCTGCCTAAACAGGGTTGGTATGGACATGCTTCCTATGCTGTTAGGACCAAACATCAGTCACAGCTGTAGTAAGCCAGTACCTTAGCACCTGAAGTAAATGCTACACTTGCAAAGTCCCCGAAGATTGTTACACCTGCAGGTATTGCAAAGTCTACTGCATCCTCAATGTTGGAGGTGCATGCAGAGACATCCAGTGTGGACTCTGCTATAGCCTGTACAGCTGAGAATGGTCCTGAGTGCTCGCTGGTATCATCTATGAAAATGACACCGCAATCCCCTACACTAGCTCTATCTTTGATAGACTTCAGCAGTCTTTCTTCTTTTGTTTGAAAAGCCATTACTGTTGTGGTTTATTGTCTTGTTGTTTATCATTCTCCGTATCTGGGAAAGTGCCCATCAACAGTTTTAATTCACCCCCGATCACACCTTGGTTGATCGCAGAGATCATGTCCGCAGGTAGAGGGTATGGACTTTGATCATCATAACAAGGTCCATTGTTACAGGTATTGAATTTGAATACCTCTTCAGGGTCTTCAAAAACTCCTCTAACATTTATTGCCTCCAAGCCGTTAGGATTGTAGACGTAAATATACTCATCAATTACGTAGTATTTGCTAAGTCCAGAAGTATATTTATCATATTGTAGGTATTCTACCTCATAAGGTTCTACTCTAGGAATAGTTCCTGTACCATCAGGTTTACCTATGTACGTAAAAGCGTCCTTGAAATTGAATCTAACTGTCCTAGGCATTTTCGTGTTTGTTCTATACACTGGACAATCAGTGGGTAGATTGCAGCACTTACTACCATCCACCTTTATCAGGTTAATACAACCTAGATCTTGTTCTATAGTTTTAGAGACGTGCCCATTGCGAGCATAGTCTCTACGTATTAACATAGCACGATAGTGCTTAATGTTAAACTTGATCTGATCTAACGAGATATTCTCGTCATTGCTTGATCTACCCCCACGAACAAGGTTCAGAAGGTTGTATGCCATTTCATCCAAAGTCATCGAACTGATCTTTTGCTTTCACTAATTCTGCGCACTTCTCGTACTCTTCTGTATCTGCGAAGTACTGTATAATATCATCGATGACCAATGTGAACGTTTCAGGAGCTGTTGGATCAAACGGCAAGAAGATCATGTCCTCTGCTTTGTCCAGCAACTCCTTAATGGTGAGCTTGCCTGTAGCTACTTCATAAGCATTTCTATAGGCCTCATCCAATATCTCCATCTCCTCTTCGGCAGAGGCTAGGGAGTCTTCATCATGTTCATCTTCAAACTCTAACATTTGCTTGTAAATATCCTTCAAGTCCCTTGAACTTATTCCATATATATGCTTGCCCTGTTCGTTTAGCTTCATACCCCATTTGCTTATGCCATTCATCGTTAGGACAAATAGAAGGTATGAACCGTACTTTGATACCTCTGTACTCATTTACCATTTCTTTGTGAAGATGCCCGCAGTGTACCTCGCGGTGCTTAGTACGCGCAAACATTTCTGGTTTTTCAGTTGCCATTATGAGTGGCATGTCTGCAGGCTTCTCCTTGTCTCCGTGGGTAAACATCAACATGTTGTCTCCGTACTCGTAGTACTTGCGAGAGCTGTAGCTGTTATCCACTTTGACATTGTCATCATTCCTGTACCATCCTGCTAGCACATCTCCTGCATAGAACATGCGCTCGTAGTCATGGTTGCCTGATACAACGATCACATCTACAGGAGCCTTCTTCTTCAAGAAGTCTATTGCACTTGTCATCAGTTGCCAGTAGCCTCTGAAGGTATCCTTCCATCCTCCGGAATCCTGTTGTGGTGTTCCTTTGGTGGTGGTACCTCTCATCCCCTCTGAGTTCATACCATCATTCCCAATAGGGAGTATGAACTTCTCAATCTCAAGCCCCGCTGCTTTCTGTACAAGCTCTTCCACAACCATCAGGTATTGCATCTCTATCTGTGTGAGACTCAAATCATGAAGCTTGCCGTAGTGAATGTCTGGGAGTGATATCTCGTATGCCACTGGCTCTACGATTGGTTTACGCTGTATTCTTTCAACCGTGGGGCTGTAGGTTGCAGCGAAGCGTTCTATCTCATCTTTGATAGCTTCAACGCTCATAGACTCTCCTTTGGTAACAACTGAGAATCTCTGTTGTCCAGACACCGTCTGCCAGAACTTTACACTGGAAACATCGGACGGGGTGATGCCATTCTTGTCAAGGTATGATTGGAACTCAGTGATAACGCTGTTGTTGTCGTTATCGTTATCAATGCTTTCCTCTCCACGAGCTAGCTTTCTAGCTTCGTACAACGCTGTCTCACAATCTTCGATAGGGCAGTTAAGTCTCTCAGATAGTACGTCAGCGCTTTTCTTTAGATAACCAGGTTTTTCTGTTAAGAAGTCCTTGATTTCATCTATAGTCATTTATTATAGTTTTTGGTTTGCGTATGCTTTTCGAAGGATCTCCCTCCGAAATAGGCACCTATCACAGTGATAAGCACCAGTTGTAGCAGGTCTACCCAGGTGTCCTTGACGTCAAAGGACAATGCCCCTGCATCAATGAACACCATGATGATGGTAGATACTACAAGAAAAGCCAGTACCAGCGGGCGTATATTCTTGCTAAGCCATGTCCCATTCTGCATATCTGCAGCCCACCTAGCAGTAATCTCTTTTTCAAGATCAGCCTCGTGATTGAGAATAAGCTGCTTGAGCTTACGCTTTGCTTCTTTGCGTTCTTCGTCCGTAGTGATAACCTCATCGAGTATATCTCCAGCTTGTCCAAACAACGAGCCCAGTATGGCCTTGATCCCACTCATCGCATTGGGGTCAATATGTACTCCAGCTTCACACCGTCAGAGTCGTTAGAGAATACCTCCAACTTGTCTGTAGCTGCGTCACAAATCCAGGGGAAGTAAGTAAATTCCCCTGAATTCAGTGACATCACAGCATCTCGTGTGCCGTTGTTGTTGAATTGTATAGTGATCTTTTTTCCTGCAGCCGTAGCTGTGTTCCGCAAGAACACAAAAACTCTGTTTGCAAAATCACCAGTCTCATCGGAGTCGTAGTAGTCTGTACCGCTAGCGACTTCGTAAGGGCTGCTACCGCTGGTAGCCTTGATGACTCTGACATTGTTTTCGACCAGGTTTTCGACTGCGAATACCTTGTCGTGTCTTTGAGCAACAGAGTTCCTATATAGGTTGGAGGAACGTAAAGTGAATCTTGTATTTAGTGTACCCATTATTCTATAATTTCGAGGAGGCTCTCGACCTGTTCCCCTGTAATGTCTTCAGGCAGCTGCTGCTCTTTGATTGGATGTAGAGTAACTTCTGCGATGCTGTCGAGTAAATCATTGATATCATCCATCTGCTTTTTCCTAGCTTCGATGAGTTCTTTGTTCTCCTCTTCCAGAGCTTCGATCTCCTCAGACTTTTCTTCCTTGGCGAGCTCGTGAACTTTCACAGAGAGTTCCTGGAACTCAGGTGTTGGGATTGCAGCTCTTTCGATTGGATCAAGAATGAGGCGAAGCTCCTTCATGTTCTTACCGACAAGCACAGCGAATCGTGAGCCCTTGATGTCCTTTACTGCTTCGAGTCCTTTGTACAACGTGAGCAGATCTCTGTTAGTGAGGTTAAACTTTTTCATAGTGTTTAGGTTTTAATGGTTTTCGCAAATTTACGTCGTAGTGTTTATAATAAAAAAGTGGATCTTGGCTACACCACTAGTTGCAGCAGATCCAGGATTTGTAAGTCTTATTATGCAGCTACCCGCTGATGGTGTGTCTGCAACATTTGCTATGAGTGTAGCACCATCTGCTTCTATAGCAACTGCAGCACTCTGTATGCTCAACAAGATAACAGAATTAACTGCTATGTTTGAGTTTGTGAAAGTGAAAGATTGCTCAGCACCACCTGCGATTGTTGTAGCATGCAGTGAGATTATCCCAGCAACAGCATTCAGGGTTACACCCGTAGTAATGCTAGTAGACTGAGTTACTGCTGATGTACCCTTCATCACGAGACCCTCATCTGTATCAATTGTGAGGCTGCCTTCGTTGATCGTTACATCGTAGCTGCTATCAACAGTGAGTGCATCAGTACCAGCAACTTTGAGGACAACAGTTCCATCAGAGCCACTGCCTGCTTTTGCTCCACCCTCTATGTAGACAGTACCACCATCTGCGTTTCCTGCTGCAGCACCACCTTTTACAGTAACTGAACCACCATCGTGGGCATCACCGTTTGTAGATCCTGCGATAGTAAGTGCAGGAGATGCTCCTGATGAGGAGTTTCTAAGCTTCAAGGTCTGAGCAGAAGATCCTGTGCTATTTCCAAGTTCTACATCACCGTCTACGTTCAGCGTGCTTGTGAAGTATGCAGATGAGTCACCAATGTATACGTGGTCGTTGGTTGTACTAAGTGACAACCCCTGGGTAGTAGTACCAGAGCCAGTGATAAACCCACTACCAATATCGATAGCGTTGTCGTTGGTCTCAATTGTAGCAGTAGCGCTGATAGTGTTTACTGTAGGCTTAGCCCACTTAACACCGTTAGCTTGAGCAGAATCTGCAGTCAATACAAAACCTGTAGTCCCAACTGTCAATGAGGTTGGGGCAGTAGAAGCTGATGTACCTACAACTATTGATCCTTTGGGCATTGCAGCTATTGCTTGCAGTGCACCAGTACCGTTGCCGTACAGTATTCCATACTGCGTCAAGGTTGTAGCGCCAGTACCCCCACTACCAATAGGGAGTGTACCTGTGTGGTGGCTAGTATCGCTAAGAGTCAATACGTTGCTACCCCCAGACTCTGACAAGAATCTAGCGCTTGTGTTGCTTGCAACGTTAAGATCAATGTTTGCTTGACTCAGCTCGATGACAATGTTCTTCTTTGCAGGATCTGCTGTGCTTACATCGGTTCTGATTTTCAGTGCCCCGTTGTCGTCATCGACATTGATTCCCTTGAAAATAAGCACAGACTTGTCTGCGCTTCTTGTGCTACTACCAATACCCCCACCTACGAATATATCTTGAACTGTAGTACCTGCTGTACCCTCAGTAACAGCACCGGTCACCTTACCACTCTGCAGTGTTGGGAGAACGTCATTAAGGCCAATCCTAGTAGAACTTCCAGAGTCTACGTTACTCAAGAGCAAGTACTCTCTGCTGGTGTTACCAGACTTGTCGATTGTTCTAAGTTCGTTTATACGTTTAGCCATTAGATTATAATTTCTTGACCATCAGCCCCCAATATACCAGAGAGTCGGTCACCGTTAGAGTTGTCTTTAGGATTAAGATAGTTGTCCAATTTCTTTGGATCTATCAGGTTGGTTGGTTCTGTTTGGGTTGGTGTGTTCTCTACCGAGCAGGCCGTACACATACGAGTCATGAACTCGTAGAAGGTCTGCAAGTACTTTTCATCACCAGTTGCAACGTTTGTCTTGGTCTGAAGCCTGTAGCTGTAGCAACGCTTCCAGCCTGACTGTGGCAGTCCTGGGTGCAATCCAAGTGGGGCTATGTCTCTCTCAGCTATGTAGAAGTTCTGAGTCATAGTACCCTGCTTGAGCCTATTGTACAACACCATGTTGCCTTTGGTGTACCCGTCATTCCCGTTCCAGATTCTTCCACCACCTGACAACCAATCAGCCTGACAGTCTTTGACCATAGACCTTTGCTTGGAGTCATTGAACAGTGCCTGGTCACAGTTGAACAAGCAGTCAAGGAGATTGCCCTCCAGACCACCCATGAACAGGTAGCTAATCAATGAAAGCTTGATAATGTCCTCTCTCTCGTACTGAGATCCAGCCTTGAGTCTGAACATCAACCTCTTGCCCTCATCAGACATGCACTGGAATGCTTGTTCCTGTACAATAGAGAATCCTCCGGCCTGTCCAGCGAACGTACATGGCACCTCTACAGGTGGGTCAATAATAAGAACAGGGGGATCTGAAGTAATTTCTCCTGTCTCTTCTTCCTCCGGACAGTTACCCAAAATCACACATGGTGGTGGTGGGGGCTCACAGTCATCGGGAGTAGGACATGGGTTTGATATAACTGGGTCACACTCTGGATTCTCAGGATCTGGACATATAGAAGTCTGCTGACACTCTACATCAACCGCTGGATCACATGGTTCCCCAGTTATACAATCTGGATCATCGATTGGGTCTGTGCATGAGCAGTAGTCACATATCAAGTTGTTTGACGCATCAAGTGGTGCATCAGGGTTGTAGTTGCAAGCATTTGGATCTGTGCACTCACCCTCTGACCCAGTAGTAGGATCACAAATAATCTCCTCTACCCTACCTGTCTTGTACTTGTATCTACCACTTGCGGGCAGATTCTCTTGTGCATCTGTACAGTCTATGCAATCCTCATCATCTGGATTGTCATCGCAGAAGGATGGGGGCTCTTCACAGCTACCATCATCGATTGTAGCATCTTCGTCGTAGTTGTCTGCTTCAGGATCTGTGCATCCTGGGTTCCAAGGATCACACAAACCATCATCTCCTGGATCAAGACATGGTGGAATGCAATCATCCTCTGGAGGATTCATGGTTATGGTGGTGGTCTGTATTGAGCTTTCATACAAGAGTATGTCCGCTGTGGTACAGTCCGCCAGGTTATCCGAGATGTTAGGGAGGTTCGGAACAACAAGCACGTAGTACGTACCTGGGATCAATCCCCCGTTCATGTTGCCTGCATTCTCGAACGTAACAGTGTAAGAAGACTGGCCTGGATTGGTGTATTGAAGAGGACTCCAGTATCCCACTCCGTCGATTACGATTGGGTTCTCAACATTTGCATCAGGGTATGATTGGAATGTAAGAGCCAGTGAGTCCAAATAGCTATTCACGAAGCTGTACAAAGACTGGCCCCCAGGTATACCCAGCACAACTGCAAAAGAGTCAACTGCGTAAATGTCTGGGGTGTAGTCTACAGTAACTGTAATTGAGCCTGTGCTTGTATTCGGTACTGGGACTTCATACTGCACAACCTGTCCACCAACAACCACTTCCACCAGCTCACATACGGACTCCATGTTTACAGATGTAACCGTAGCGTCAAATACGGGGTTGCTGATTATCTCTTCACCGCACCCACCATCATCACACGTACCATCATCAATTGTTGCTGCAGGGTTGTATGTGCTGGAGGCTGGATCAGTACACCCAAGTATTACATCTGGGCACTCTGCAGTAAGGAATACATTGTGCGTATAGGTGCAGGGAGCATCTATACCCGCCTCTATCGCTGCTTCGGGGTATGGGTTAAGTATAGTTATTGTTATCAGGTAATCACCTTCCTCTGAAAGTCCCTCAAACGTATTCTGCCAAACATCTGGGAATCCTTCTCCCCCACTATTTGATGCCTCATTCTGGCTTTGCGTTATAACTTCACCACTTGGGGTAGTCAGCGAGACCGTATAGGTCATATTGGGGTTGAACTGGTATGAGTTGGTAAATGGATTCCACATACCATCTATCTGCGTGGTGATGTATCCGTCGGCATACCCGAACTGATACGCATCAGGCCCAGTCGATACAATGTAACCATTCGTCGCAAGATCTTCTAGATCATATGGCGGGCCGTCAGGCAAATCCCCAACGTTGATACACTGCAAATTTCCTTCAAGCGCACACGATGCTACGAATAACTCACACGATGTAAGTTCATCATCTATCTGATAGCATATACTAGAGTTGTCTGATACAGTTACACCAATGAATGGACCATCCCCTAGAGCACCATTGACTCCATTAAGAGATTGCAGGCCGTTGCTATTACTAGTGGTAGTGCACTTGTAGTTTTGTGACGCAGCTGTACTTACATCTGTAGTCAAGCTAAATATTGGGAAACTTCCCCCACTGAGGTTCCATGCCCACTCAAAGTTGGCCAATGCTGCAAAGTAGTAGTCGTTTCCTACAGAAGCACAGCTGCATATACCTGTCCAGAAGATACCGTTCAATACAAACTCTGACAGGTCTCCCAGATCATCATCACATCCTGTTGCCTCCAAACCGAGCTGGAACAGGTAAGGTTGCCCTGCAAGTATGTTGGTATTTTTGTATACCCCGTCTGTAAGAGTTGCAATGTTCGTCCACTCTGGGGCTTGAATTGTACCTCCCGTAGCCAAACTGTTGAATATAATTGTGCTTGTATCCACCAAAGAGTCTGGAGTGTCACCGCCAGACCCTCCATTGTAGATAGGATTTGACCAATCGATGCTACCATCGTTTATCATCCCATCGGTTAGTACTCTTATACGAAGTCTCCATGCAGTATAGTCATCTCCCCCGTCTTCCAGCAAAGAGAGTATATCATTCATTTGGAGTCCGGCACCTGTGTTGAGTACCTCTACTACAAACTTAGGCTTATCATTTTCCTCGGCCCACTCAGCAACTTCCCCTATCACGTGGTTGTCGCACAGAATAATTCCTCCACGGCGTGAACCGGGGCTTGTTATAAACACATCTTGCTCTGTCTCCGGAAGCCCGCCCGGGAAGTACGAAGCTGTGGTGTTATTGTCTGGGTGCTGTATAGTAGCAAGAGAGTTGTCACCTCCCACAAACTGGAAGCCTCCATGTCTAACCATTCCAAACCTCAAAGCCTGGAATGGGGATGAGGCGCTAGTGGCCTGAGTAGCGTTGAAGTCTAGGGATGATCCTAGGTAGAGATCGCTGCAGTCCTGACAAGACCCATCATTTGTAGTGGCGTCTGGGTTGTAGTTAGGTGCTGACGAGTCTGTACATCCCTCTATGATAGACTCAACTATGTCATCGACTACCTCCTCATCAATGTAACCATAGTTCAGGAAAGGCATGTGGAAGATATGCCTATCCTTCATCTTAAGCTGTCCAGCACTGGTGATCTGATTGTATGCTGGAACGTCGCCTCCACCAGCGGTGGTTGTGTAATTTTCCAGGTCTTCGTAGTAGCTAGAGCTGTATGCAATAGTTATGAAACTTCCCTTAAACCCTGAATATCCTATGCTCTCGGGTCTGCTATCCTCAGAAGCCTTGTACAGGCCATATGCTTGTCTCCACTTACTCGGTATTCCAGGGGCATTTACTGCTGAGCCGTAGACCGCATTGCTGTTACCTAACAGCGTACTGCTGTTCTCTGGGAAGATGTCTGGGAAGATGTCTGTGTTTGCAGCATCAAGCTCAACATCTACCTCTGCAGGATTGTCGTATACGTCATCGTCGTCTGCTACAATTTCTATCAGCAGCTGGTATTTGCCTGGGGCAGTTTCAGTAACACTGATGTTATCTACGTCATCGGCATCCTCCAGTACAACTTTGTACGAGTACTGGTTTACTCCTGCGGGACTCAACTGTGACAAAGGGCTGTATTCTATATGCCCAAACATCTCTAGAACTTTAGCAAGTCTCGCATCTACAGTGCCGGAGTTGGCAATTTTGCTGCCGTCATCTGTCTCAAACTCCCCAGTGCATGAGTTCTCATACCGCATTAGGAACCTAAAGCCGAGGCCCTGAGCTCCCTCAAAATTAAATGCTCCACCAGATAAGGTTCCTGAGTCGTAAATAGGATAGCCAGCACCAGTCTGAGCTGATAAGTTACCATTCTGATTCCAGGTACTTTGCTCAGTGCTTTGGTTGCTGATTATATTGTACATACCAGATACCACCAGACACTCATCTGTTCCTGCAGCTATAATGCCCTTGTCAAAGGGACTTAGGTTAAAAGGCTGGTACGTAGGCAGGTGATAGTTTATATAGCTCCCCGGAATTATTTGTCCCTTATATAAATTGTTAGAAGCAGTAAACACGTCATTCCCATCACCATCGTTTGTCTGAGTTCTAGCAGTCATGTTAGGTGCTGCCAAATCCATAGGATAGCTGCTGTTAGAGCCCAGTCCGTTTGCGGTTGAGTACGGGTATGGGAATACAGCCCCTAGAGTGCTTCCGTTGCCGTATGAACCATTCTCATTGTCATTGAGTAGGTTTACATTCCCAACACTCAACAGGAACGGGGTGGAGCCTTCTTTTCCTGCGTAGTAATCTGTTATTATCTGACTGTCAGAATTCTCAAGAGAAAGAGACTGCGGTAAACCATTTACTGATCCTTCCTTGTAGGTACTACCAACAGGGTGGTTCGTGACAAGGCTGTACCTCTCATTTTGATAATCGCCACTTATGGCTATACCGTCTTTTACAGGGGCATATCCGTAGAGCATGAAGGATATGTCATTTGCAAACAGCTTACTTATCCCATTCTCGTCCATGGGGTCGCCGTTCTTAAATGCCTTCCTAGCCTCCTTTACTGCAATTTCTGCATCAGCAAGTCCGTTCGGAGATCCTCCAATGTATTGGTTTCCTCCTATCAGGTTGTTGTATAGTTCTGCATTGAGGCCTGTAAGTGCAGGAGCTTGACCTGAGTTTCCGTATGTGTGCCCACTGAATATAAGACTTGCGTACAAGTCCCAGGGGCTGTGTGGGTTCTGACCATCACTTGTATCAAGAGCATGGTAAACCCCGTAGAAGTCCAAGTAGCTGACAGGGTTCTTGCTGCTATCAAATGTAGTATTTGATGCAAATGTACCCCCCACCTCATTTGCGGAGATCAAACCTGCCTCAAAGTTTGTGCCGTCACCCATAGCGTTGAGCTTCCATCTCAATCGATCAAGAATGCCTTCTCCGCTGGGCCATTGGTTTGTATTAGTTATATACAGCGTGCGTATAATACCTTTAAATACAGGCACCACAAAGTCTTCATCATCCGAAAGGTATCTACCTCCTGTATAGAAGAAGTTCCTACCTATGTTCATGCGAATGTCATGAAGCGAGCCCCCTTGAGATAGTTGGTTGTTTGCCGAGCTTGTTCCGACAACTGCAGTGTTTGTGCCGAAGGGTTGATATACATCCCTGCCAAATCCTAAGCCAACCTGTGTCTTAAGAAATGCGTTGCCATCAGCGCTGTTGTATAGCCTTGCAAAGACACTCAAATAACCGCCTGACCCCCCAGCACCATCCTTTATCCCAGGAGCTCTTGAGCTAGCAGATTGGGTAGTCAGTAGATTAAAGCCGCTCCAGTAGTAGGGCCTCATCGCCCCAGTCAACCTGGACCACCTCATAGATTGTGGTGGGATTATGTTTGTTCCAAATAACGGGTTATTGAAATTTGTTGCTCCATAAACAGCAGCGTTGTCCCTCTCAAAGTGATCTGAGAAGAGCGGAGGCACTGAAGACGCCGAGTCTCTCTCTAGTACAGTACCGAAGAACCCGGACTGGCTGATGTTTTGAGTTCCATCAACACCATCTCCTGATTGTATATTGTTTATATGTTTGCCGTAGAAAGCAGCAGAAGCCTCAGGAGCAGCATCAAATCCCCACCCTGTGGATACATTGGGATTTAGAGCATATATCTCGGGATTGGAGTCAGCGAACTGATTTATTCTTGTAAACGGAACAGCATTGTTTCTAGCCCAGAACATAGGTATGCCCCACATTGAGCGAACTGGGTCATTTGCCAACCCGTTTCTATACAAACCAGTACTTCCTGTCCAACCCAGCCATCCGTACTTAAGACCCCAGCTAGACTCTCCAAGAGGCTCTGGGTTGTCTCCTGCGTAATTTGACTGAGGTGATATACCAAAGAAGTTGTTGAGGTTTATTACATCATTCTGGAAGTTCTGTAGACTGCCTTTGGCTCCTGCATAAGAAGGCTGACCATCGTATCCCCTATAGATCCAAGTATTGTCCCACTGCCCTGTAACAAATGTCAGGAAACTGTGTTGCCGTGTGAAATACCTTACGTTCTGAATAGCAGGCCCTGTATAATTAGGGCCTCCCAATATTAGATAATTGAGATAGTTGACAGAGCTGGGAGCCAATCCGCCACTTCCAGGTGTAGAGTCTGTGTAACCATCTCTAGCCCAGTTACCGGGGACACTAAGATTTGCGTTCCCGTACATGTTGGGCAGTATACCATTTCCGTTAGGGTCATAGTTGTTTGCCGCAAAGTTTGAAGGATCAGAAGTGTCCCATCCATTAAGTAGTCCTGAGTAAGGCTGACTTGTATTGCTGAATACTATTGCCCCCCAGGGCTGTGCATATGGTGTATAAGCTATGTCGTCAGTTAGAAACTGAACGTTCTCCAAGTGATCCTCAGTAAGCTTCTTTCTGGAGATGCTGTACCACGTATTGCTAGGTATACTACCAGTTACTTGCTGGTAGTTAGACTCTCCTTTGGGCTTACCTACGTATGCCTTTGAGATATTGTACGTGGCTATCCCTGTGTACTCATCACTGCTATTGGGTACCCCAACGTGTTCAAATCCGAAAGCTTTGTCGAACTGAGGTGGCTCATCATTAAGTGACAATCTACAGTTTTCAGGGGGCATCAGTCTAACCCACAGATCATCTTGAGATCCGTCTGAAAAATTCACCAAAACTTTGAGATAGACTGTAGCAAGCAGCTCGTCAACGGCATCGTTGTATAAGTCACTGCCTCCAGGGATTACTATATCTATCCCCTGTCTGGGGTAACCAGCATGGACTGTAGCCCAAGTAATTATCCTATGAGCAATGGCTTGTCCTTGATAATCATACGTGTAGTTCCCAAAACTACCTGCCCCAACACCAGGACTGTTACCTACATTTCTAACTGCGTAACGTTTTGCGCCAATAGGTATGGCCATTACAGGTCTAACAGATGCACCAGCATTGTCAGCTACAGCAACGTCTTCTAGTGAGGGGTTGTTTATTGCAGCAAAATTGCCTGATGCAGGCCATTCTATTCTTACTACAATCTCGCTGCTCGCACCTGCAATATATGGGTTAAGAACATTTGCAATGCTAGGCTTAAGCTGATAAGCAAACAGGACTTTTTGTGTCCCTTGTGTTACGTTTGGCATGTCTGTAGGGTTTTAACATCCACATGCACAAACCTCTGTGCACAGTTCTTTTGCTTTGTTGTACTTCTCTACCACACTATCAGTAAGCCCAAGACTGGCTTCGTATTCAGCTGCCTGCAGAAGCAATCGTATAGTCTGTGCTCTATTCAAATCTTCTTTGCACTTATTGCACTTGCATGTACAATTGATTGCGTCGTGAACCAGCTTTGCGATACAGCAGTCTATCTCTTGACTACCGATAGTTATGTAGGTCTTTGCTACACCTCCCTTCACGTCAGACACAGTCACTCTATTGACTCCTCTGGTATCCAAGTAAAGGGTACGAACAAACTTACCACCACGAGTCTTGGTTCTAGCTTGAGTAGACTGACCGTTGATGAGGTTAGTTGCTGATATGATGTAGTTTCTATTTGGGGCAAGTCCTCTAGTAGTGACTTTGAGCTTTCTATCCCCAGCTAAGTGTTTAAGACCCATGGTAAAAAAGAGATAAAGGGGGACACTAAATTGTGCCCCCCATTAAATTAGAACAAGTACTCAACTGGTGTACCTGCAACAGGGACAGAGCCCACGTTCAGTACATCCTTAACTGAGTCAGTTCCGGTTGTTTCATAAATAACAGCAGTTCCAAACTGCGAGCCCTTGACAACATTACGATCACCGTCGATGCGGTAGGTAATTTCAAATCTGTCAAAGGTGTTTCCGTCTGCGACAAAGTCAGTGACGGTTTGAGGGAAGTACATGCGGTTGTAGTTCGCGTGAGACGCTGCTCTTGCCTGCAACTCATCAGTACGTGCCTGCCAATCATTTCCTGTGCCAGGAGCGAATGCTGCTACGACGACGCTGCTAGTAAAGCGATCATCAGTAACATTCTCCAGGATTGCTTCAAAGACCACACCCGCGTGGCGAGCGACAATATCAACGTGAGTAGTATCATCGTTGGTAGTGAACATTGCGTCCAACGTAGCATTGCCTGAGATTGCAGTGATGATGTTGTCCACTGTGTTCTCCACAGCAGCACCAGCATCCACAGAGATGTTGATTACCTTGTGGTTTGTGGTGTTAAACACGTGCAGTGGGAACTGCTTTGATGCACCACTCAAGTCTGCAATAACTGCTTCGTTGTGGACGTAGTCGAGGTAACCAGTAGGCTGCTTACGAACAATGATCTTAAGGTTGAGAACATCACTACCAATATCACCAGCATTAGGAGTGATTTTGACTTCGTGACGTGTAGAAGCTTCATAGCGAGCTGCTGTAACACGAACGATGTCAGATGTGTTGATGATTGGGGTAGCAATAGGATTACCGCTTCCATATCCTTGGACAACCTGAATTTTGTTCTTGAGCATGTAGCCATTGGCTATGGTAACAACGTCACCTGACGTAGCGTCAGTTCCGTCTTCAAGGTCAGTACCGAACAATCCGGTGGCAAACCAGGCACCGCCAGTAGCTGCATCGAGGGTCCAGAATCCGAGCTTCTTTGATACAAGATCGGCAAATCTATCAGTACCAGCAGTTCCAGCTGCTTCCAGTGCACTGTTGCTAATAAATACTTGTTTCATAATTAAGTTTTTGAAACATTAAACATTACTCGCTCTCCAGGACTTCCCTGGATTGCGTATTATATCTTGGGGATTCGAATCCTTCCAAGATGCTTTTAACTGCCATTTCTACGATCTCATGATGCGTATGCTCTGGCAGCTCGCAGCCTACTCCACCACGTTTGGTCATAGAAGCAGGCTTACGGATATACCTTAACTGTATGTAGCTAGGTATAAAAGTTGTGTTAGTATACAAATCTACAAAAGTTTCCTGTATCGTATACAAGATAGAGTCAGGTTTTGTAGAATTAAAAGGGTCATCAAGAAGTGCATAGATATCGTCTTGCTGAGAAAACTTGCACTTTGTCCTATAGATTCTAAGTACCCCTTCAGGCTGACTAGTTGTCACTGGACTATGCTTGATGATAAAAGTTGAGGTTGGTGCTGTAGAACTAACCAATTCTACTTCCTCCCCATCTACTGGGTTGATCCATGTAATGATGTAGTAGGCACCATTGTATCCTGTAGCATCTCCCCCTTCTTCGCCACTGCCTTCAATAGAAGCTCCACTGATTGGGATGAATCCTTCTTCATCTCCAGAGTATACCTTTTCAAGGTAGAGCTCGTTGCCGTCAGCAGGGGGTGAGTCTGTAGCTACAGTATCAAAGTATCTGTCTGTAAAGCTGTCGTTGTTAGACAAGCTCGGTACTATCCCCATCCCATAGTACGGACCAATCAAGTAGTCGTAAGACAATCCTCCAGGTGAGGATATGACTTCTTCTGGTGTACCGCTAGCATTTGCTATCTGGATACTCTTGATCTTGTATCCTGGGAGTGGTGGGGTAAGAGAGATCTTGAGATAGTCCTTGTACACGTTAGTCTCCGTAAACGGGAGAGCCTTATTTCTGCAGTCATGTGTGACCTCAGCCATCACGTTGACAAGGAACATGTAGTCATTGGGAACCTTGTATCTGTATGAAGATATATTCCCGTTTGTTTTTGATGTATACCCAATCCCCATGAAGCTGTGGGTCTCTGTGGTATAATCCTCCACGAGGTGGCGGAGGTCGTCCAATCTCTTCTGAGACTGTTCGAACCCCCGCTGATATTTATTGCCTCGTGGATTGTAGCGCTGATTGATGAATCTGCGCATAGCAGTGTTTAGCTCGTAGTCTATTTCTTCTGGAAGAAGACCATCTGCTTGGAAGGATGCAATCTTCTGCACCCCCAAGTTTACCGCTATGTGCATTTCTTCTATCGTCATGCTATTGTTTTAAGCTGAGCTCTCATAGAATTGATAGCTCCTGAGTTTTTCTTGTTGTTAAAGTAAACTACCGTATCAGTCATGTCTTCTCCGATAGTCTCATCTCCATAGATGACTTGATTCCCAATCTTACGCAAGACACCAGCTTCAACAAGCTGCTCAATCTCTGCCTTTACGTCAAGATTCTTATCAAGTGATATCTTCAAGAACTTTGCAGGCTCTTTGTCTTTGAGTCCGTAAAGTCTGTTCTCAATCTCAATCTCAGTCAGTCTTGCTGGGTTGGACTTTGTCATCACCCAGAGTATTCTGCGCATCTTGTCAAAGTCAGATGAGATCTTGATGAACTCCTTGTCTGCATCCTTCTTGAGCTTGATCTTGGCATTCTCTTTGACGAGGTCACCTTCTGGATCGTAGATGTAGAATCTTTTTCTACTGTCTCTGCCCATCTCTTCTTTAGATCCTGCGACCTGTCTGTGCTTCTTGCACCATGCGTAAGTCACGTAGTCTATAGGATTTATTGCATCCCCGTTTTCGTTGAGGGTAATATCCAACTCCACTCCTTCGAATGGTACTTTCACACGCATGTTTGCCCAGAATGCTTTTTCCTGAGCTGGCCAATCTTGATGATCGGGGGGAACGTCAAGTATATGCTTTAGGTGCCGTTTGGCTTCTTCCCCTTCAAGTCCTTTTAGGGGTTGACGACCAACAAAGATTGAACCAATGGTAACTCTTGCCGTTGCAAGAATCTCCTTAGGCAAGTAGCCATTTTGCTCCTGCCTTCTAATGTAAACTTTTTTCATGTTCTTTTTAGTTTAAGAATAACTATATGATGATGCATAACGGGGGGACCACCGCTGCAGTCCCCCCTATGCAAACCAAACACCAAATTACGATGCAGTGCACTGCAAATCGAGCGAAGTATCGAATCTGCGGAGCAGGATACCAGCCGTCTTCAACATGTGCACAGAAGCACCGTCTATATCACTTGCGCGAGTGTCAGACTCTGCGAAGCCCTTAGGCACAACAGAACCAGCAACAGCCCAACGCAACATCTCACGACCCTTCTTGTTGATCATCTGGAGGTTGTTCTCTCCGTCATACGTAGACTGATCGACGAACGTCATTCTGTATGATTCGAGAGGCAATCCAGTCTCAGGGTGCTTCTTAGAAGCCTGAGCAACAGGACCATGGTCAAACAATGGAGACTTCACCACGTTCACTCTGTGACCATCGATGTGGTCGTATGAAGTGAAGTAACCGGTGATACCCAAGCTACGACCGCTTCCAGTGATGAACTTAGACTCAGTAGTCTGGAGGTATCTGTTGTCACTGCTGCCGTAGTAGTTACGCAGAGCCTTATCGAACTCACGTGCACCACCAACACCAGTGTACAACGTCACCTGCTTGTCCGTAGCATCAGTCATGCCGTAGAACAAGTCACCGATAACATCCTCAATCTTCTTCTGAGTCAAAGTAGAGTAAGTGTCCTTGTTGATGATCTGCTCGAACAAACCAGGACCAGAAACAACTGGTTGACCGTTCTCGTCAGTCATCTGCGTACGACCATTGTCGTCATGAGTACGCTGACCGTACCAGTAGTACATCTCACACTCTTCCTTAAACTTGAGCATGTGACGGTACTCTTCGTAGTCCATCCACAACTTGGTAGAAGAACCTTCCTTGGTTGGGAGCTCGAACTCAGCAACGTAGTCCTTAGCGTTACCAGAGAACTGGTAAGACTTACGGACAGTACCAATCTTAGAGCGGACCAAACCAGGAGCTGTCCAGTTAGAAGCATTTCCGCGAGAGAAGTCCATTCCAACGTTTGCGAACAACATACCCCAGAGTGCGCCTGCTGCGAGGTCACCACCAGCAGCTGTGCTCAATCCACCTGCGTTGGGCTTAACCAACTGGAGGGTGTATTCGAAACCATCTGCGACGGGCATAGGATCAGTCATAATACGAGCCAACTCACCTGATTGTGAAACCAAGGTGTATGGGAAGATGAACCACTTGTCGGGGAACACCACCTTAAAAGTTGAACCGTTAGAACCAACGGTGGTGTCGTCACCACCAGATTTCTGAGCCACACGAACAACCGGACGGGTGTTAACTTCATGGGTTTTGACACGGTACTCGTACTCGTAACGATCGATCGAGCGCGTGTTGCCAACCCCTTCTGTCAAGAAGGAAAGAGGAAATTTCTTTTCTTCACGTCCGGCCAAGTGCGTAATGATGGGAGAGAGCTCTGTGGGCTTCTCCATCAGGGCATTGACCAACGAATTTGTGTCGGTCATTTGCGAGTCATTGTAGTACGTTTTCAGTACTTGCATCAAAGCCATGATTGTATATTTTAAAAGTTAGTTTTGCTTAAAAAAGCGCGTTTATGTCCAGTTGATCTGGATCAAATTCTGATTGCTTACGTCTCTGTGCACCTTTTGCACTCTTAACCTTTTCTTGGTTGGAGATAATTCTATCTCTAAGATTGCGTGCACTAGCCGTTTTAGCTTTAGTCTTTATAATGTCGTCGAGGTTGAACCCACTGTACATCATGTAATCGATGGCCAGCTTGAACTCGAGATCTGCTTCTGAGTAGTCAAGGTCTCGTTGGGTTCTCCCACTTTCGTCCACAGGTGCAGAGATGTACTCAAAGAATCCAGACTTGTCTCTGTCAGGGATTACTACCCCACCAAACTCACGTCCGTCTTCCAAGGTGTTGGCGACTCCGTCCCAGAACTCTTCACGCTGTTGCTCCTGCTCTTCAAACTGACGTTGTTGCTGAACGAGCATCTCCTCTCTCTGCTGCTTCTGCACTTGAGACAAGGAGTCTTTGGCAATCTTTGCTTTTGAGAACAGCTTGCCTGAGTCTTCGTAATCCTCCAGCATCTCATTGATGAACTCATCATCATGACCTTTGTACTGGAAGTACTGCTGAAGAATGGTCTTCTGGGTAAGGATGTCATTCTCCGACAACGAGAAGTTGTCGTAGTCTGCTCCTGGGTTGTATGCTTCAAAGAACTGTGTGGATTCCCCACCTGAGAGAACGTAGTCCAAGTGCTTCTGCACTTCTGGGAACTGAGTAAACAATTCCTGCAGTTGTGACTCCGCTACCTCTTGCGAGATATCCTTCACGTACTCGGTCAAGCCTTCTACAGTATCATCGTAGTCTGCTTCAAGCTCAAAGCCTAGTACGCTTGAGATCTGATTTGCGATTGTTAGATCTGAGTCTTCGAGCTCAGGCTCCTCTTCAACCTCGTCTTCTACGGTAAGATCTCGTTTCTGCGGTTCCTGATCTTCATCTACGTAGTCCTCGTGGTCTTCATCACCTCTCTCTCGGACATCTTCGTCTAACTCGTTTTCAATCTCCTTAGGTTCCTCAACTTCTTGAGGTGCCTGTTCTTCAACTACATCGAGGCCTGGTGCCCCATCACCGATGACATCATCGAATGATATTGAGTCGAAGTTTAGTTTGTTGTTTGGGTCTGACATTTTGCAAAAATATTTGTTTGAGTGTTTGGTTTACTTGTAAAATTATCTTTTATACCTCCTATTACTATATGACACTCCACCAAAACGGAGGCCATACTTGCTGAGTTCTGTCTTAGCGGCTTGACGAGACTCTTCGAATGATTTCCTATCCCCCTTTGCTTCTACCTTTTTGTGCCCTTTCAGCCACAGGTCCGCTATTGGCATCTTGCCTGTCGCGTAGTGTTTTAGGTACAAGTCCGGGTTCTGTGCAATATCAGAGTAGAACAGTGTATACTGTTGGTCCTTAGATAACTGATCTGCGCTAGTAGCCTCCATGATCTCTGGGTCTGGCTGCAATCCCATTGCTCTAGCTGAAGCGGCGTGTCTTCTTTGTGCAGTTTTAAGGGCTGCTCCCTCGAACTGCAGCAAGCCTCTACCAGGCCCTCCCCCATCTTGCACAGCTTCGGGGTCCATGCGTTGATGTGGTCCCGACTCATGGAACGCAAGAGTATCTGTTGTAGCTCTCCAGAACTCAGGCGTCTGACCTCTAGTATCAGCTAGATGGCGCTCAAATGTTACTGCATCGAGAGTTTCATCGATGTCAGCACTCTCCATACTATCTGTAAAGTCCCCGCCTTGCATGCGTGCGGGTGTTTCTAGTACTGTACCCTTTGCTGGGCCAGTATCTAGAGATTGGATGCCGGGAGGTACGGACTCGTAGGACTTGACTAGATGTCCCTGCTCATCGTACTTCTTTATATCTATCGGGGCTTTCATGCCCACCGTATTGAATGGGGTATTAGGAGGCACGTCCGTGAAGACCATAGACGCTTCCGTATTCCCGGCCTGATGAAAGGGTCTGAGCCCTTCCTTAATTTGATCAGGGGTACTTGCAACAAATGCTTGAGAAGATGCATCTGCTTGTCTAAACAGATCCACATAGCTGCCTTGGTATCCTTGCAGCTTTGCGTCGTTTATAATCTGTCTCCTCTGCGCGTTTGTCATACTCCGTTAGGTTCCAGATCCCCCTCTTTGTCCAATGCACGTTCTTTAAGCTGTATCTCTTTCTCTTTTAGCTCAAACTCACGTATCATCTTCTCCATGTCTAGATTGAACTTACCACTCTGATCTTTTGCTTCTGCTGCGATCAAAGCCTTTTCAATCTCTACCTGCCTGTCTTTGTCTTTCTCAAGTGCATCCATTTGCATCTGCTGTTGTTGCATCTGCATCTGCTGCTGTGCTTGTTGCTGCTGTGCCTGTTGCTGAGCTTGCTCAAGTTCTTTCTGAGCTCTCTCAGCCTTCTTGATCTTGTCCTTGATTCCAGTGTAGTTCTCACTGTCGAACAAGTCCAGTACTGCAGAAGCAGGTACACCATTCTGTACCATTGCCTGTCCGAGGGCTCTAGCCTGGTCAAGCTTGTCTTGCTCTCTGCCTGCGTCAGACACAAAGATTCCATACTCACTCTCCATGTATTGGAGTGATTCTATGTCGAACATTTCTATGGTGTTGTCGGGCATGACGTACATGCCTTTCTTTCCATTGACCCACGCTTCTTTAGAATAATCCAAAAGGCCCTGGAGCTCTCTCTGCTCAAAGCGTGCGAATTTGCGGAAAAGATCTTCAGTAATGTGCGATGACTGAACGATTGCTTGTTGAGATGCTGCTTTTCCTTCATAGGGTCCGATTCCACCTTGGCGCTGTCTATTTACACCAGATATTTTCTCCCACTCCAATTGTATAGACTCCAGCAACTGCAAGTACTGACCGATCGTTTTGATCGACATGTCAAGTACTGACTGGTGCTGAGGTGAGAGCTGTATTCCTTCTTTGTTGTAGTCAACCCATGCAATGCCAGTGCCCTCTACGAAGTACATGAACTTGTCCATGTCCCACTTCTTGGGAATCATGTTGATATCGAACTGAGCGATGATGTCCTTGCTTCGCGCGATAGCCAACTCCATACGATACTTGAAGATGTTGTAGTTGAGCTGGAATGGGATACCAAGAGAAACGAGAGAGATATTGTCTGAATTGATATCAGAATACTTCCGCCCGTTGACTGGGAGTTTACAACGAGATGGGTTGTCTAGGGATGTACGTTGGTTGGACAGGGGATTGATGTTGACGAAAAATCTGCCGTCAATTCTTGTTCCTTCCCAAACTTCGTTTACCCACTCATAACGGACTTTGGCGCCCATCTCCCTCATTTCTCTGGTAAGTCTAAATCCTTCTTCGACTATGGTTTCTTCCATAAGTCCAGTTGCTGGGTCTGGGTATTCCAAGAAGCCGATTCTCTTCCTGCCCTTCCAGTAAACTGTAATGCATTCTACAAGTCTGTTCCTGTAGATATTCTCATCGCTGCCCGACGCCTCTGACCTATACAGCAGGTACGAGTCAGCTGATGCTTGATTGGGGTTTTCAAGTTCCAATACCTGCTGATCGTTCAGGTACTCCCCAAATATGTCTATGACTGTGGAGGCGTGTGCATACTTGCGAACCATTGCCCAGTCACCATCTTCCACAAACTCAAGGTCTGGATCTTTGTCGTAGTCAATATCCAGTGGGTTGAGTACATCGTAGAAAGGCTCGTTGCGAACCACCCCTTTGTGCGAGTAGGTCTCACCACACACCAGGAAGTGGAAGAAGTTCTTGAGGAACTTGTCCTTGACCTCCTCGCTCTGCATGATGTAGTTCATTGCAGCCTGGCCCTTGATTGCTCTACGATCTACGTAGCTGCGCTCGAACTCTTGCAGCAACTGCTCTGGGGGTTGAGGTGCTTCACCTTCTTCCTCACCCCTACCAGCTTGCATTCTTTGTGTAAACATGTTGCTTGCAAGCTGAAGGAGCATCTTGTTCTTTTCCTCCTCCTTTATAGAAGTAGCGTCCCCATTCTTTACAGTAACTGTATAGTTCAAGGGACGCTTTGCTTTTTCACCAAGCAGCAAGTCAATGATTGGCTTGATGATGGGGTAGTTGCGAAGCTTTGATGGGAAGTTGCTACGAGTCTTGCCATATGGCTTCAGGACATATCTGTAGTCCTGCTCGTCTATAACTCCGTTGTAGTAATCGTAGAGTGACTTGAGATAAGATCTTCTCTCACTTACCCCAAACTTTGAGAGGTTGATAAACGCCTCAACACAATCCTCTCTCCACTTCTTTGATTTCTTAGACAACGGGATACGCTGCCTAGGTATATTTGCCTGTCCGTACATCCTTGCGAAATTACTGATATATATGATCGAACCAGTCGTCTGCAGATCGGTCCTCTAGAATTTCAACCACTTCTCTATTATATAGCTCTCGTGTGTGGTACATCCCCACCATAAACGCCATAACACGGTCAAAGTTGCCTCTGTGGTTGAACTTGAGAAGCTCCTGTATAAGTGCTGGATCGTAGATTCTATGCAGGTTTAGAGTGACGTTCCCCTCCTCGTCTGTGTGTCTTGGGGTGATTAGCCAGTCCCTGATGTATAGCTCACCCTGTCTTTTGCGCTGTTCGGTCATGTGCATCCCGTACTGACGCTTTACTGTCTTGGAGCGAAGGTCTCGCTTGTCTAGCATCTCAAACTCTTCCTGTAGCTTATGTAGTTTGCGATATCTCTTCGCGTAAGCAATAAGCTCGCCACGATCGTTCTCGAACCCAATCTTGGCGTTGTAGTACTCCGCCAGCATAAATAGATTGCGGTTGTACTCATCTTGTGTCTGTGGTCTACCGACATAGCTTGCTACGATTATATCATCCGGCTTGGATAGATTGTTTGGTCGCTTGATTACGTAAGACGCCCCAAGCGATTCGTTGCTTGCTGACTTAGACTGTGCGTAAGGGTCATGGCATATAAGATACAGATTGTGTGGTACCTCGCCTTCCTTTGTTGTGTGAGGTGCCTCGTAGATTACGACTGCTCCTTCAGTTTTGTCTCCCTTTCTGTGAGGGAACTTATAAACCGGATGTACTTCCCCAGATGGGCGGAATGACGCTCTCCCGTCTTTGTTGTAGTACATGACACCTGCGGTTCCTTCTGCTTCAAGTCCATGGGCTTTAATTTTGTTATACTGCTCTTTAAGTGAGTTAACGTCGAATAGATTTGCTGTAACCTGGAGGGTTGCTTCTTGCGGCGAAAACGGGTGCTCCGCGACATACTGGTCAAGTGCCTTTGGGTCATTGGCCCCTTTCTTCTTTTCCCTTTGTACCTCTTCATGTTGTTTGGCTTGGTCTTTTAGCGAGTTCCCATCGTCATCGATGAACCCGTCTAGGTTGGTAAATATGGGGACAAAGTAACCACATTTGGTACCCATGGCTCCTGCATCCCACTCGTTGTCAAATGATAGGCAGTCGTATGATTCAGGGTGATAGAACAGTTCCTCCATACCCTCAAAGCCTGATCCCTCTTCACCTCCCGTACCAAATGCTATCATGGTACCCAGTGTCTTGGAACCCTGTCTCATTGTAGGCATAGCTACCTCCCAAGCCTTGAGCAATCCAGAGAATGACCCTGCCTCCTCGAAGAATATCAGATCACCTGCTTTACCACGGACCTTGTCTGGGTTGTCTTTCAGAGATACCCCAATAATCTGCGACTTCATACCGAGCTCTACGTCTGCCCCGTTTACATTCTTCTTGTACCCTGACTGCTTGTGCATCTCACGGTCACGCAGTCGTGGTTGTGTCCATGCTGTGTTGTCATCGATGAATGATAGAAAGTCCCAGGCTTTGCTGAGCAGTCCGTCCCCGATCAGGTATTCCTTCTGAGATGCGAATACGTAGTTCTTGGAGTTACGCATCAGGAAGTAGTTCCTAGCTAGCATAGCCCCTGCCTTGTAAGAGAATCCCTTACGTCGTGCCTTCAGTACAATCAGGTGTTTGTTTGTTCTTCTAGCTTCGTCTACCGCAGTGAAGTAGTGGTGGTCTCCGTCGTAGAAGGCAGGAAATGTTCTGTCTCTTCGGGCGATCTTGGTACCATCTGCCAGGAAGTCGTCTACGACTCGGTCGATGGGGCAAAAATTTAGGTAGAAGTAATGGTATCCGGTTAGATCTAGGTATCCCTCTAAGCATCGTTTTCTTTCTTCATCCCAGTATTCATAGTACTCCTTTGTACCTGGGATGGCATCTGTGTAGAAGCCGTGGTTTAGGTAGTGCTGCGCTGCAGGTGAGTACTTTATACTGTTCTTAAATTTCATTGTCTGAGTTGTATATGACACCAAACTTCTTCTTCCCATCCGCCAAGACTTCTGTCTCCCCTGAGCCTATTGCTGCCCATAGTTGTAGGAACAATGAATTTTCTGCTTGCCTCTGGATGTCATCCACGATGATCACCTTCCCACCCATCTTTAGTTCTTGTACATAGTTCAGTATTCCTAACCTCCCTATTTTGCCTGGGGGCCCATCGATTAGGAGCATGTCGTAGTCTTTGGGTACTTCGTCTATCACAGCTGGATCGTACCACCCATCTACGATTGGGGCATGGTAATAAGTAATGCCGTCGTACTTGTTCATCCACTTCATGTCGTGCTCAACACAGTGCATGTCGTAGTGCTCACTAAGCTTGTGACTACCAGACCCACTCCCCATCTCCAGTATTTTGACTGGTTGTGGGGATCGTTCTCTGATCCAGTTGTACAGCTTCTCTCCTATGGCCCACCCACCTAGACTCATTGTGAATACTTGTTTGTGATAACACCACCTCTGTTTGGGTTGTCTTTCTGCTGATGCTTCTTGACAATCTCCTCAAGCTCATCCAAACCATTCACCACTTTGCTCATGTTTGACAGGTTGGCGATCAGGTCTTTGGCATGATAGATGGGCTTCCCATTATCATCCAGTATGTTTAGATCTACTGTCCTAAAGTACTTCTCCAACTTGGTGACTGATGCCCTAGCAGATTTAAGGAGTTTTATGGCTGATGTTTCAGACAGTTCCTTATACTTATCTATTGCACCTCTCACTTTAGGGGTGAACTTAACCTTTAGGTCTTGACTTATTTTTTTAACCCTCTCACTCTCGTCGTACACAGCGTAG